TTGCCATATCTTGATTACGTTCAGGGAAGAATAGGTGTCGGAGTAGGTCATCATCCTTTCGGGATGGAAGACCATAGTTATTGAAGAAGCTTAAAACTGACATACCATTTAGCCGGTCTCGAAGTTGTGACTTTTTGACATTTAGTTTGGCATTGAAATAGTTCGCAGAAGCGTCTCCAATCATAGTTAGAAAATTAGGTCCGTAGATTATACTTATCTGCTCATAGAATGCAATGAGTGAGTCATCTCCTTGGATTCGAATCCAAAAGGAAGGGTGCTCGATATTGATTCCTAGACTTGCAAGCAAGGTCAGAATCATTATCATGTTGGCGAAGGATCCAGTCAGTTGGGTACTTTGATATCCAGAAGAGAAACCATTGTAGTTCCACTTCCAAAGTTCATTGTTTGGTAGTCTGATTGGTGTGTGTTTAATTGAATAACACATCCATTGCCATAGCCTTTCGAGACGTTGAATGTCTCTAGGGTTTGCATTAGGGTAGAAAGAGGTCGGTTGGTAGCGCGAGAAATCGAAATAGCTTCTCCAGATTGTATGAACTTCGTCGATTAGTTCGAACAGAAGTCGTTTGTCAAATTGTGACCAATCTAGCGACAGGAAAGTCGTTGGGTTGCCATCTCTATGGATCTCAGCGGTTAGTTTTTTCCAACCACCACGGATCATCTCTCGTCCCCAAAGGAGTCTGCCTTTGTCTGGATCGTTTAGGTATAAAGCTTGAAGTGGCCAAATGAACATATTTTCGATCATTAGCAATAGCTTTGTAACACCGAAGACAGCTCTGATTTTATCAGGCTCATCTTTACCAACAACATGGGATCTAGCGTGTAGAGTGTTCCAGTAGTATGGTTTAGGCGTTGTACCGTTCCAGAAGGCTGGGTGTCCTTCTTTGATTTGGTGAACAAGAGTACGATTATATTGAAAAATCTCGTTGTACAAATTGTGAAATTTGGGAAATTGATTGTCGATCATGCGCATCTGAAATTTAGCATTCAAATACTGTCGGACAGTAACCACGCGGTCAGAAATCCAATTGGATAATCTAGACAAGTGTTCCTCTAGTTTCGGAGTTTCAGATTCATTATCTAAATCACGGAAAGTTGGAGTGAACGTAAAGTCTGGGATATTCCAAGGGGCTTCAGCGTTAGGTTTAAGTTTCCAAGGGTAGTAGCGCAGGTCTGGGTAAGACACAGGATGAAGTAGGCGTCCAGGGTGAAAGAGTTTGGTAACTAATGTAACTGCTCGATTGTAACTGTCATCTTTTGGTATAGGATGATACGGTTGTTCGAAAGTTTTGAAGTCATTGATTACTGCTTCTTCACTGTGAGCGGATCGTCTATTCGATAGCGCTTGACTTACTTCTTCGAAGCTGAAGAAACGTAGAGCACGGTTGACTAGCCAGTCAAGTCGAAAGCTCTGGTATTCAGCGAATTTCTCACGGACGTGAGAACCGAAGAACGTAGCTGTGAGTGTACGTAGGTAAGTGAGATTTGTCATCGTTTATAGTCGTTTAAGGACTTAGTAAATTTC